ATAAGTTAATGGGCGTTCCATTTGGAGAAGACCCAACCAAACTACTTGTGTCATGGCTCCAAAGCAATGATGGTTTAGATGTCTACGAGTTACTATCTAAAAAATATCGCTAAATTAAGAGGGCACACTGAGTGCCCTTTTTTTATTATCTTTGTCATTATGATAAATTCCGTACGAAATACTGTCCTAAATATTATCAATAAGGATAATAATGGGTTTATTACACCAGAAGAATTCAATAGCTTTGCAAAACAAGCTCAGTTAGAATTGTTCCAGCAATACTTCTTTGACTTTCAACAGGCTAAGATAAAAGACATGAAAGGTTTAGAGTCTAGTGGTTATTCAGATATCACTAAGCAAATAGACCAAACAATCGACTACTTCTCAAAGAATGAAGACTTGGTGTATAATTCTGGAGATAGTAAGTTCGACCTACCTGCAAACTTTTTCTTATTAAATGTACTATACTACAATGGTAAAGAGGTTACTCACGTGGACCAAGGTAAATTATATTATTTGCTTAATTCCAATTTAACGGCACCTACAGAAACATACCCTACGTATGTTATGCAAGGAAATCAAGTTACTGTATACCCAGATACTATTACGGATAATATTAATATTTACTATGTTCGCTATCCAGCGGATCCAAAGTGGACATATACAGTAGTTAACGGTAGCCCTTTGTTTAATCAATCAGCTAATGACTACCAAGATTTCGAGTTGGCTATATCTGACTTCCCTAAGTTAGTTGTTAAGATTTGCGAATATGCAGGCGTTAACATTAGAGAAATGGATGTGGTTCAAGCGGCAAGAGCAGAAGAAACATACACTGATCAAAAACAACAATAATGAATCAGGAAAAATATTATACCAATGATGGGGTAACACCCACTGATGCCAATTGGGGTACGTATCAGAATGTAACATTAGGTGATGTTGTGAATAACTTCATCTTAATGTATACAGATGATGGCGATTTATTGAATAACATCAATAGATATAAGGTGTTATTCCACGCCAAAAGAGCTGTACAAGAATTAAACTACGATGGTAATCGTCAGATTAATGCTTTACAATTGGAAGTTGGACATGACCTTAAGTTTATCTTGCCTCCAGATTACGTGAACTATGTTCGTGTATCTTTATTCTGGGGTGGTAACTTATACCCAATGACTGAGAATCCTCAGGCTAATTCATCTATTGAATTCTTACAGGATGATGAGTATCAGATTTTATTTGATGACCAAGGTAATGCGTTACAGGGAACATCTAAACTAGACTTATCTCGTATTGATGGAGAGAACTACATGTTATGCCCATTCAATAATCAGTGGGGTTGGTATGTAGATGGTCTTTGGTATTTCACTTGGGGATTCGGTGCTGCTTATGGATTGAATACTGAAGTAGCAAACGTAAACCCTACATTTAGAGTAGATAAGGCTGCAGGAGTTATTAACTTTAGCTCTGGTATGTTCAATCGTTCTGTTGTATTAGAGTATATTTCAGACGGATTGTATCCAGGTGACGACGCTCAGATTACTATTCCTAAGTTAGCAGAAGAATATATTTACTCATATATTAAGTGGGCTATCTTGAACACAAAGGCAAACCAGCCTGAGTATGTTATTTCACGAGCTCGCAAAGAGAAAGTTTCTAACTGGAGAAACGCAAAGATTAGATTAAGTAATTTACACCCAGGTCGCTTGCTAATGAGCATGAGAGGCCAATCTAAGTGGATTAAGTAAATGATAGAACTTCAAAGAAATTTCCTTTCTGGGGTCATGAATAAAGACCTCGACCCCCATTTCTTGCCTGATGGGGCATATAGAGATGCGCTTAATATTATTGTAGGTGATTCTGATGGAGCTTTTGTTCCTGCAGAAGGATCACATAATGGCGTTGCTCAAAACTATTTAGGTAATATTTTAAAAGGAGGAGATTTAGAGTTAACTAATGCTACTTGTATTGGGTCTCTTGCTTATGATGCAGACAATTCTATTTATTGGCTAGTAGCATCCGATTATTTGGATGCTATTTATGAGTACAATGAGTCAACTAACTTGCTTACTCCTGTAATTCAAGCGACAAAAACACCTACCACGACTTCATTGCTTGGCTTTAACAAGGAGTTCTTTGTTACAGGCATCAATTATATTAATGGCTTGCTTTTTTGGACTGACAACCTAAATCCTCCACGTAGAATTAATATTGATCGGGCAAAGAATTATGCTGTAGATGGATTTACTGAGGCTGACATTAATGTCATTTTAGCACCTCCATTATCAGCACCTACAATCAATTTGTACACTTTAGGTGAAGCTAACAACTTAGAGAATAAATTTCTTTATTTTTCTTACAGATATAAGTACTTAGACAATGAGTATAGTGCTTTATCTCCATTCTCTCCTGTAGCATTCTTCCCTAAAGAGTATGCGTATGATTATGGTGTGTCCGAAAACGTATCAATGGTAAATAGATATAATACCGCTGATATTACTTTTAATTCAGGACCTAAAACCGTAAAAGAGATTCAATTGGTTTTTAGGGACACTAAAAGCACTAATACATATGTAATTGATAATTTGATTAAAGAAGCAAATGGATACAGTGATAATACTGAATATTCATTTCAATTTAAAAACAATAAGGTATTTACAATACTTCCAATTGAACAAGTAAATAGATTTTTTGACAACGTACCAATTAAAGCTAAATCACAAGAGCTTATTGGTAGTCGTTTGGTGTATGGTAATTATACTCAGTTTTTTGATTTGTTAAAAGATAATAAAGAACCAATCAACCCAAACTTCTCTGTATCATTACTAGCTAATTCTGTAGTAAACAGAATACCTACTCCTACATTTAAAAGCAATAGAGATTATGAGATTGGCATAGTTTATTTGGATGATTACGGTAGAACAACTACTGTAATTACGCCAACAGATAATACCAACACAATTTACATACCTCCCGCTAACGCTATAAATGCGAATAATATACGTGTGACTATTGATGGTACATATCAACCACCATCTTTTGCTACACATTATCGCTTTATGATTAAGCAGGATAAGCAGGAGTATTACAATGTATTCCCACTAACTTATTTTAAAGATGGTCAGTTTAAGTGGTTCTTAATTAACCAAGCAGACCAGGATAAAATATCTGTTGGGTCTTATGTTTATTTAAAGGGAGAATCATCTAATACTAATGTTCAATATAAAATATTGGATATTCAATCAAAGTCGGCCAACTTCTTAAATACCTCAAATGTTGATCAACCAGCTGGTATATACTTTAAGATAAAAATAGAAGATACTGTTCTTCCTCCTGTAACTTATTATACAGATTCTAATGCGGGAGGTTTGAGTACATTAGCTCCGGTTGACTTTAGATTTGATGTTGCAGAGAATGCTATATTTTATGGTCGCGGATTAAATAATATGACAACCGGTAATTCAAATGTATTTACTGGTACGAATGATATTAGATTCTATGTGCAAATAGACAGTGTAGGTGTAACAGATACATTTAAATATTATGCTACCTATGATGGAGCATATAAAGTTCTTGTTGCTAGTAATCAAGCTATAACTGCTGGTGTAGACCAAACATTAACGTATTCTGGTCAAAGTTGCTCTATTAATTTCGCTACAAACTCAGGTCATAATTTGGACGACTATTGGGTTGTCAACTGCAGAAGTGATTTAGGCAAGAATATTTTTGGTGGATTTACCTATGGTCCTGATCCAGCATTCTATGCACTTACAACTCCAACTTTCTTTACATTTGACAATTGGAGTGTTAGCCCAAGTAATGATGAAGATAGGCCAATAAAAGCCGGTGCTGTATTAACATTTAAATACAAGGAAACAAATGGAACTGATCAATGGATAAGTCAAACATTTATTTCTACGAAAGACTATGTTAATATAGAAGAGTGGTTTATTGAAGATTCTGCTTACCAAAAGTGGTCTCAATTAGATGACGCAAATCAAAGTATTGGACCTAAGCTTGTTACTTTCAGAAGAGGTTATATTATATCTACTGCAAGACCTGGTACAATTGACCAAGGAAGTGTTATAAGTCCAACTACATTAGCTTATCCTGTGTACATGTACATGTTTACAGCACAAGGAGGCACTAATCCTGCAACAGATACAGTATTGACTCTTCAGCAATCTGAAAAGCCATCTTTATTTGAAACAGTTCCAACTGACACCAACCAAGATATATACTATGAGCTTTCACAAACGTATCCTATTATCGATGGCAATCACTATGGAAATATTGACAATCAGAATATTGCATTGGGTGCTCCAGCGATAATAGACTTAAATACGCTTGATTTTAATTCAGACTTTAATGCTTTTACATTCGGTAATGGGGTTGAAAGTTTTAGGATTAGAGATGACTTCAACTCTGCAACTATGCAGTTTAGTCCTCGCGCTAACTCAACTATCGAAGGATATGAGCAACAAGATTTAGTACAAGCATTAACTTATAGTGGTATTTATACTCAGACATCTGCTATTAATAGATTGAATGAGTTTAATTTATCTCTTGGTAATTTTAAATACTTAGATAGATTCTTTGGTTCCATTCAGAAGTTATTTTCTCGCGACACTGACCTAGTTGTTCTTCAAGAAAACAAGATATCTAAAGTGCTTTATGGGAAGAACTTATTGAGTGACTCAACAGGAGGAGGCGTAGTCGCATCTATACCTGAGGTATTGGGAACTCAAATTTCTTATGAAGGAGAATATGGTATTAGTTTGAATCCAGAAAGCTTTACTAAGTGGGGAAATGATTTATTCTTCACTGACGCTAGACGTGGTGCTGTTATGGCATTACAACCTAATGGGTTATTTGAAATATCTTCTCAGGGAATGAAGAACTGGTTTAAAGCAAACTTAGATACCAATACAGTGAAGTTAGGTATGTTTGATCCATATTTTGAACATTATGTTTTAGCTGTAGATAATGATAGAAAAGTAAAAACATGTTCACTATCTGTAACACCTACATCTTTATCTTTTGATGGATTAGCTCAAAGCAAAACGTTTTATATTGAGTCAAATTCTGATTGGGAAATAACGGTACCATCTAATACATGGGTAACTCTAAGCGATAGATTTGGTTCTAATAATGAACTAATTACAGTTACAGTTACAGAAAATATAACAACACCTAGGGATTTAGATATCACTATAAGTAGTTGTGCTGATGATGTGGTATTAAATATAAGCCAATCTGTTACTTACGATTGGTATGAATTATTAAATTGTGACACATCTGCAACTTCTTATTCTGTTCAATATACAGTTGGAACATATGAACTGAATGACCGTGTTACTTATGGAGACTCTACATTTAACATCGTTGATATACTACATGAAGAACCTGTTGGATCACTAATTGAAATCAACTCAACTGGGCTACAAGGATGTCCTACTCCTGCTGCTTTATGGTATCAATTGTTTAACTGTTTTGATAGCTCTACTGCTAATTCACAAAGTTATGCTCCAGGAACATTTGCTGTAGATGACAGAGTTACATCAGGAGGTAATACATATGTTATTACAGGTGAGTTAGAATACAACCCTGGTGGAACATTGTTAGCAATTACTCCTACAGGAGAAACAGGTTGTGAGACATTGACTACTTACTATGAGTTATCAGAATGCTCACCTGGTACAGGGTATGCATATACTACGATTGTCCCTGGGTCAGTTGGTAGAAGATATGTGTTACCATATCCAACTGAGAAGTTCTATACTTATACAGGAGCTACATTAACACAAAGTACTGTGCCTCCAGGATATAATGGTTCAATTCAAATAACATCGTTCTATAGTTGTCCGTAATATTAAAATAAGTAAATTTGTAAGCATATGGCTAACTATACAATAACATATTCTCCGAGATTATCAGGATGGACATCATACCACTCATATTTACCAGAGTGGATGGTGTCTATGAATAATTATTTGTACACATTTAAGGACGGTAATTTATACAAGCATAACTCCAATACGACTAGAAATAGTTATTATGGCGTATTATACCCATCTAAAATAACAACCATATTTAATAACGAGCCGTCTCAAACCAAATCATTTAAAACCATAGCCACTAACTCAACTACTGCTTGGGATACAGCTATCTTAGCTGACCAAGGGGAAGGTTATATCGATGCAGATTGGTATGCATTGAAAGAAGGTACTTGGTACGCTTATATCAGACGTAATGAAGCAACACATAGTGATGTGTCGATGACTTCTGTGCAAGGAATAGGTAACGTGACTACGTATGCGACAGGTGTACTTACGTTTGCATTTAATATTGGTGATATAATTAGCACAGGAGACGTTCTTTATTGGGTTAACTCAGGCGTACTTACGTTAATTGGAACAATAACTGCACACACTGCGACTACAGTAACCGTGAGTGTGACTGGTACCGCACCAACAAATGGTAGCTTTATTCTTTACGAGAAGAGCCCGGTAGCTGAG